GCGTCCGTGCCGGTGGCTGACAATGTTGTGGTTATGTCGCAGCCTCAGGTTGATAAAAAAAGAACTTTAGGCAAATTGTAAAATTAAATAATATAAAACAATGGAACAGAAACAAAAACAACAGATTAAAGAAGCATTGGCCGCCTATATGGCCAAGTACCCCAGTAGGAACAAGGCTGCACAGAGCCTGAAGGGCGTTAGTGCCCCGACCATCAGCAGCATCATGAACGACAATTGGGTTAACATCAGTGATGACATGTGGCGCAACATTGCCGCCCAGGTGTGCACCGGTGTTAGCGGAGAGTGGCAGATTGTAGCCACATCAGCCCACCAGGAAATGAACTACGTGCTGGACGACGCCCAGCGGTGGCGCAACGTGACGTGGGTGGTAGGCGATGCCGGTTGCGGAAAGACAACGGCAGCACGACAGTATGAAGCGGAGCATGGGGAAGTGTTCTACATACTTTGCTCGGAAGATATGCGCAGGGGAGACTTCATTCGTGACATAGCAAGCCGCATTGGCTTACGTACAGACGGCTATACATTGCGCGACAGTCTCGATGCCATCATTGCCGCCCTGGTGCAGATGCAGCACCCACTGCTCATCTTCGATGAAGCAGACAAATTAAGCGAACGCGTGTTCCATTATTTCATCGACCTGTACAACAGGCTCGAAGAACGCTGCGGCATCGTCTTTTTCTCGACCGCTTACATTAAGCGACGCATAAAAATGGGCCTGCGGTACGATAAGAAAGGCTACAATGAAATAGACAGCCGTATCGGTCGCAAGTTCTTTGAATTGGAGCCCACAGGCCCCAGCGATGTGTATGCCGTATGTGCTGCCAACGGGCTGAATGATAAGGCGGTAATCTCCGGCATCATTCGGGAGGTGGAAGAGTGCGATTTCGACTTGCGGAGGGTGAAGAAAGCCATCCACAAGGCAAAAAGAATTAGCGAATAAAAGCTGTTTGAACGGCGTTTGAGTGATGTTTTAACGATGATCAAACAGGTGATTAATAAAGACGGAAAGAAACGGCTACAGCGTGCTCTCTCGGTGAACGATGTATATACGATGGAGAAGCCCACCTATCGCTTATCGAAACGGTGGCACGCAGCCTTCGGCGAGATAGACCGCACGGGGGTATGGTTTATTTGGGGCAAGAGCGGCTCCGGAAAAACAACCTTTGTGTTGGAGCTTTGTAAGGAACTGGCACGCTTCGGGCGTGTGGCCTACAATAGCCTCGAAGAGGGCGACAGCCTAACAATGAAAAACGCTTTTATTCGCGTGAGGATGAAAGATGTAGCCCGTCGGGTGATACTACTTAACCGTGAGAGCATGGAAGACTTGCACGAGCGGTTGTGCCGCCCCAAAAGTCCCGACATCGTTGTTATTGACAGCTTGCAATACACCCGTATGCGTTACGCCGAATATCAGCGATTTAAAGAGGCGCACCCCGATAAGCTGCTTATCTTCATTTCGCACGCCACAGGCGACAAGCCTAAGGGACAAGCCGCCGATGCGGTGATGTTCGATGCCACACAGAAGATACTCGTTAAAGGGTATGTAGCGATAAGCAAGGGGCGATTTAAGCCCGGCGGTCGATACGTGGTATGGGAAGAAGCAGCCAAAAAGGTGTGGGGCGAAGACCTCGATAGTGAAATAGATAAATTTATCGAAAAATAATAAAGACATGGAAAAGAAATGGGAACAACGGCGGTATGAAATTGCCAAAGCCGTTATGGCGGCATACATCAGCAACGGAGATTA